CCCGCGTGGCATCAGGCGGGGGACAGGGTCACCTGTGTCACGCCGCGGGCGAGCCCGCGTGGCATCAGGCGGGGGACAGGGTCACCTGTGTCACGCCGCGGGCGACGATGCCGAGTTCGGCGGCGGCGGCGCGGGAGAGGTCGATGATGCGGCGGCGGGTGCCGGGGCGGTCGTTGATGGTGACCACCACGCTGTGGCCGGTGTCGGCCACGGTGACGCGCACGCGGCTGCCGATCGGCAGGGAGGCATGGGCGGCGGTGAGCTGACGTTCGTCATAGCGCACGCCGCTGGCCGTCATCTTGCCCTGCCACCGCTTGCCGCCGTACCAGGAGGCAATGCCGGCCTGGCGCCAGACGCCCGAGGCGTCGGTCCATACCGGGCCGGCGGCGATGGCGCGCGGGGCGGGAGTGGCGAGCGGGTTCGCTGGCGCGGGGGTTCCCGGGGCCTGGGCGATGAGCGTCAGGGCGGGCAGAGCAGGCGCGATCAGAATCGGGGCGGCGATGGCGGCGGTGCTGGGGATCGAGGGGGGTGCGGCGTTGCCCTCGGATGCGTGGCCGGCCACGGGGGCGGCCAGCAGCAACGACACCAGTGCCGGCATAGCCCACGCGGGAAATGCCCTGCTGGCGTTAGATATCATCGTGTTCTCCTTCCTCGTGACCTGCGGCGGCGAAGCGAGCATGCCGTCATCGGCCCGGTGGGGTTCGACGTATTGAGTGCGACGAACGACCGGCATTGAGCCGATCATTGCCTGGGAGATCAACCCCTAATCCTTGCCGGGTGGGTTGTTGTGCTGCCCGCCGGGGCGAACGTGACTGATACGGAATGTTTATTAGGTCTTTGCATTGCTGCGTTAGGCGCTTGATTTGAAAGCATTTTAACAGTCGATTTTGCTGCGTTGCAGCAGAAAATTCGGTGGATCGACAGCTAGGATTCTTCCCCCTCGGAATGCCCCATTCTCGCCACATTTGGGGGGTGCCAAGGAAATAATGCTCTCAATGGAAATTTTTCCTTCCCATCCGCCCCGGTTCGGCGTATAGAAAACGCCATGATCGATGGCTTGTGCGGCGGCGCCTGTTGCGCCGCGCGAGGGCCGGGGATCGACCCCTTTTCACGGATGCGAATGCAGCATGGCGGCGGTGCCTGACCCTCGGAGCGTGGGGGATGGCCCCGGCTCGCTGGCCGCGTGGGCGGAGGCCGTGCTGGAACCGGCCGGCTACACGCCGGCCCGGCATCATCACCTGCTGATGGACCGGCTGGAGCAGGTGGCCGCCGGCACCATCGACCGGTTGATGGTGCTGATGCCGCCGGGCAGCGCCAAAAGCACCTATGCCTCGCTGATCTTCCCGGCCTGGTGGCTGGCGCAGCACCCGACACACGCGGTGATTGCGGCGAGCCATACCGCCGAGCTGGCCAGCCACTTCGGCCGGCGGCTGCGCAACCTGGTGGCCGAACATGCCGACCTGCTGGGCTACCGCCTGGCCAGCGACAACCGCGCGGCGCACCGCTTCCGCACCACCGAAGGCGGCGAGTATTTCGCCACCGGAATCAACGGGCCGGTGACCGGCCGGCGCGCCGACCTGGTGGTGATCGACGATCCCATCAAAAGCCACGCCGAGGCCGAATCGGAACTGGCGCGCGCGCATCTGTGGGACTGGTACCGCTCGGAACTGACCACGCGGCTGAAACCGGGCGGGCGCATCGTGCTGGTGATGACGCGCTGGCACGAAGACGATCTGGGCGGGCGGCTGCTGGATAGCGGCGACCAGTGGGAGACGCTGCGGCTGCCGGCGCTGGCCGAAGCCAACGACGAAATGCACCGCGCGCCCGGCGCCGCATTGTGGCCGGAATGGGAGAATGCGGCGGCGCTGGCGCGCAAGCGCGACGTTGTGGGCAGCCGCGTGTGGCAGGCGCAATACCAACAGGCGCCGACGTCCGCCGAGGGCACGTTGTTTCCCATCGCCCGTGTCGGCATCTGTGATGTTGTGCCGCCGGGGGCGCGCGTGGTACGCGCCTGGGACCTGGCGGCAACCGAGGCTTCGGCCGGTGGCGACCCCGACTGGACGGTGGGATTGAAGCTGGCGGCGCTGGATGGCGGCGCGCTGGTAGTTGTCGATGTGATACGGTTTCGCGGCGGGCCGCATGAAGTGGCCGAATGCATCCTGAACACCGCAGCCCAGGACGGGCGCGCGGTGGCGATCGGGCTGCCGCAGGACCCCGGCCAGGCGGGCAAGCAGCAGGTGGCGTGGCTGAGCCGCCAGTTAGCCGGATATGCCGTGGTCGCCTCGCCGGAGACTGGATCGAAGCTGCTGCGGGCGATGCCGGTGGCGGCCCAGGTGGAGGCGGGGCGAATGGCCCTTCTGCGCGCCGGGTGGAACCAGAAGTTGCTCGATGAAATGCGGGACTTTCCGCACGGCCGCAAGGATGACCAGGTGGACGCACTGTCGCGTGCGCACGGCATGCTGGCGCAATCGGGGCGGCCGGCGCGGCGGATGAACGTGCCGTTGTTGGCGCGGTGATTGGCCGAGAGGCAAGACCAGGGCTTTGCCCTGGACCCACCAGGTCCCGAGCGCGCCTTCGCGCGACGGGCCAAGCCCCTGGACCTTTGCAACATGGTTTCCAAAGGCCGTCGGCCTTTGGTGGGTCCCTGCGGTGCAGCTTCGCGCCGCAACGGCAAAGCCCTGGCCTTGCCTTCCTTCATGGCCTGACGATGAGACCGCATGGCACGACTGGAGAAATGCATGTTCGCAACGTTGTGCGGCTTTGTGCCGATGGATGCGCATTATCCAGAGCGCACGCGCCGGCTTGGCATCCTCAAGCGGGTGCTGGACGGCACGCTGTACGATGCGCTGCCGTACGAGTTCCATGACGAGCGCGGCGCCGGCGGGGAGTACATTCCGCTGCGCAACCGCCGCCCCAGCGTGCGCTATCCGCTGGCGCGGATCGTGGTGGACGATTCGATTTCCCTGGTGTTCAGCGAGGGGCATTTCCCCACCATCGACTGCGACGACCGCCGGGTGCGCGCGTTGTTCGCCGATGTGGTGAAGGAAAGCGCGCTGAACCAGGCGATGATGGAGGCCGCCTTGCGCGGCTCCATCGGCTCGGTCGCCATCCTGTTCCGCGTGCTGCGCGGGCGGATGTTCTTTCGCGTGCTGGAGACACCGTTCCTGACGCCGCACTGGGACCCGCTGGCGCCGGATGAACTGTCACAGGTGACGGAGCTGTACAAGGTGCCCGGCGCCGAACTGCTGGCGCGCGGCTATGACGATATCGAGCCGGCGGCGGAATACTGGTTCCAGCGCCGCTGGGACCGCATGGAGGAAACCTGGTTCCTGCCGGTGGCGGTGGCCGGTGGCGAACGGCCGAGCGTGCGCGACGATGCGCGCAGCGTTCGCCACGGCCTGGGCTTCGTGCCGATGGTGTGGGTGAAGAACCTGCCGGGCGGGCCGGATGGGGTGGACTGCGTAGACGGCGCCTGCACCTTTCGCGCTGCCGTCGAGACCACGATCGAGATCGACTACCAGTTGAGCCAGGCCGGGCGCGGGTTGAAATACTCGTCCGACCCCACGCTGCTGATCCGCGAGCCCGCCGGTGTGGAGGGCGAGATGGTGCGCGGCGGCGGCAATGCGCTGGTGGTGAGCGAAAAGGGCGACGCGCGGCTGCTGGAAATCAACGGCACCGCCGCGGCCGCGGTGATCGAGTATGTGCGCACGCTGCGCGAAATGGCGCTGGAAGGCGTGCACGGAAACCGGGCGAACCCGGACAGGTTGTCGGCGGCCCAGTCGGGGCGCGCCATTGAAATGATGAACCAGGGCCTGGTGTGGCTCGCCGACAACCTGCGTGTTTCCTATGGCGACGCCGTGCTGAAACTGGCGCGGATGGTGGTGCGGGCTTCGAACCTCTATCCGCTGCGGGTCTTCGGCGAGGTGGTGGAGCCGCTGCCGCTGGCAGCGCGGCTGGGGCTGATCTGGCCGCGCTGGTATGCGCCGACCAGCGAAGACCGGGCGCGCGACGCGCAAACCCTGCGCACCCTGGTGGATGCCGGCCAGATCAGCCGCGAGACGGCGGTGAAATCCATAGCCGACGTCTACGACATTGAGGACGTGCATGCGGAATTGGCGCGCATTGGCGCCACCCATGCGGTGGCGGGACCCGACCCGCAGGAGGATGCATGAACGACAATCCGATGGACGCCGCCATGGCCGATGGCCCGGCGGGAGAGCATGATGTCACCGCGGCCTTGCAGGCAGCGCTGGAACAGCGGCTGGCCGCCCTTGAAGCCTCGGTGCGCGAGCGCCTGGTGCGCGCCGAGATGAAGGCGCACGCGGTGCGCGCCGGCATGGTGGACCTCGACGGGCTGAAGCTGCTGGACACCAGCCAGGTGACGCTGAACGAGCGCGACGAGGTGGTGGGCGCGGAATCGCTGATGGCGCAGATGCGCCGGGCCAAGCCTTGGCTGTTCGGCGGGCCGAGCAGTTCCTCGGCCGCGGCGGCGCCCCAGGCCATGGCACCGCGCTCGAAGCTGGCAACCGAGATGACCGAGTCCGAGTGGCGAAGTGCTCGGGCGGAGTTGCTGCGGCGGATCTGAAGGCAAGGCCAGGGCGCCGCCCTGGACCCGGCAGGGGGCCGAGCCCCCTGCACCCTCGACCACGACACCGACAATCGATCCTGCCGGGGCACCCCGGCGGGCCGTCAACGCGTGAGGAGTGAACATGCCGATTTCGAATTTTCCGGCCGCACTGCAGCCGATCATCCAGCTGGGCTATCTGGAGCGCGAGTTCGAGCAGGCGCTGCGCTCGCGCCTGGGCTATCGCGCGGTGGCCGACCGCATGAGCTTCAGCGTGGGCATCGGCGAGACGCTCACCAAGACCCGCGCCGGGCTGAAGGCGGCGGTCACCACGCCGCTGGCGCCGTCGGCCAACACCAACCTGGATAACGGGCTGACGCCAACCGGCTATGGGGTGGAGCAGTTCACCATCACGCTGGACCATTACGCGGCCACTACCGACCTGAACATGGTGACCAGCCGCGTGGGCATCGCCAACCAGTTCCTGCAGAACGCCGCCATCAACGGCGAGCAGGCGGCGCGCAGCCTGGACGACCTGGCGCGCAACGTGCTGTTCGCGGCGTATTTCGGCGGCAACACCCGCGTGCGCACCACGCTGGGCGCGCCCGGCGTGAACGTGGCGGTCGATGACGTGCGCGGCTTCCAGCAGGTCTTCGTCAATGGCGTGCCGACGGCGGTTGGC